GACTATTGATGTTGCGTTAGGTTCAGTCCTGGTCATAGTCTAAATACTAGAAAGGATTATATAAAGGAATGAGTACTCTCCGCGTTAGTAATATTGAGGCAAAGGCTGACGTATCAAGTCCCTCAGTACATGAAAAAGTAAAAGTTACTAATTCCCAAGGAGATGTGCTGATTCACATTGATGGATCTACTTCGGGTATTACTACAGTTGGTATTAATACCACTGGTTCATCTTTTGATATTGATATCAATCAGAATGTAACTTTTGCTGGTAATGTAACTGTTGGTGGAACATTAACTTATGCTGATGTAACTAATGTTGATTCTATCGGTTTTGTAACTGCAAGAAGTGGTCTAAATGTTGGTACTGACAGTGCAATTTTAAACTTTAGTGATGGTGGTGAGACCAAATTTATTGAAATTGGAGCAACTGGTGGTGTTTCTGGTGGTGATGCACTTCTTATAACACATTCCTCTGGTAGTGGCGTTGGATATTTTGGTTATGAAGCAGGTGGTGATAGACTTGTTATTGCGACTGATGATGGTAGTGGTACTAATAAGATAGACTTTATCACTGATGCTGGAATAGCAACAGGTGGTGGTACTGATAACTTAGATGGTAAAGTACCAAAGATGCGTATACTGCATGATGGTAAGATTGGTATAGGAACTGATGCTCCAACAGAATTGATTACAGTTGGTGCTGCTATAACAACTGCATTATTTGAAGTGAAACCAGTTGCTGGTGGATTTGATATTAATGTATCTTCTGGAGATTTTCATCCACACTATCAAAATAATTTTGCAATATACAATGGTCAACCTGGTTCTGGTCAACAAAGACTTAAACTTAGTCCAGAGGGTTACCTAACCGTACCAAATCAACCAGCATTCTTTGCACACGGGGTTGGTGGCGATGTCACGGTTAATAATGGAAATAAATTTGCATTTAATGCTACTCGTTTTAATAGAGGTAATCATTACGACACAACTAATTATAGATTTCTAGCACCTGTTGCTGGTGTTTATTGCTTCCAAGTACAAGTATGGGCAAAGAATGGAAGTACCAATTCCCGAGCAAGATTCTATAAAAATAATGCTAGTAGATCTCAAAATGGATTCCATGCTGGTACAGTTAATAATGCAGTTGACCACACATTTGAAATGAGTATACTTGAAGATATGCAAGTAGGTGATACTATGGACGTTAGAGCAGTTGATGCCAATCTAACGTATTATGCTGGTAATGCAAATGAAGTTCATACTTACTTCACAGGTTTCCTTGTAGCATAACCTTTAGAATTATGCTATAATATTTGAGTGTATCTAAACGTTATGAAATTTTTAGTATATTCCAAAAGTGGATGTCCTTATTGTTATAAGGTAATGTCAGTATTAGAAATGACTGGCAAACAGTTTGTTGAGTATAAACTTGGCAGAGACTTTACAGGTCAAGAGTTCTATGATAAATTTGGGGAGGGTTCTACATTCCCACAAGTGCTTTGCGATGACAAAAAACTAGGAGGATGCGTTGACACCATTCAGTTTCTCAGAGAAGAAAAAGTCATCTGATCAACACATAAATAAAGTCAGTACTCACGAAGTTAATCGTGGGGTTGAACTTATTCTTAATGGAGGAAAGAAGCAGACAAAACCATTTCACATCATTTTTGAAAAGATGGTTTGCTTCTTGAAGCGGGAAGTAACTATCTATTTTGAATTTTCCTTAAAATCAAGGAAGAAAAGTTAGTTCCCAGAGGTAAGAACAATGTTAGCAGTAAGTTTAGTCTTCGGTTCATTAATGACCATCCTGTTTCTTGTAGTGGGACTAATTGGAGGTTGGACTGCTAGAGAATATATGATGAACTATCGGGAAGTACCAAGACCTCACCCCGAAATGTTTGATGGTCAAGGAAACTTGATCCCAGATGAGGTTATTGCATTCAATTTTGAAAACTATTATGACGACAGCGAAGAAGACGACATCAACGAATAGAAAAAAGACAACTACTGCAAAACCAAAAACGATTGCAAGGAAGAGTCAACCTATTCCTGACCTTCCTGCAAATCCTTTTATCTTTGAGATTTTTGATTTGTGTGGAAAGCAGCGTAGTGCTGCTAAAAAAGTAGAAGTACTTCAAAAGTACTCTCATCCTTGTTTGAAAACTATCTTCATCTGGAACTATGATGAAAGTGTAGTTTCTGTTCTTCCTGCAGGAGATGTTCCATACGCTGCTGTAGACGAGATGGATTCTTTCAAAGGTACTCTGTCCGAAAAGATTGCAGATGCTGTAGAAAAGATGGGTGAAATTGGAAGTCGTTCACTTGGTTCTCAAGATCAAGGTCAGACATCTCTTCGTAAAGAGTATACAAAGTTTTATAATTTTGTGAAAGGTGGTAATGATGGACTGAGTTCTCTTCGTAAAGAGACTATGTTTATCAATCTTCTTCAAGGTCTTCATCCACTTGAAGCTGAGATTGTATGCTTGATTAAAGATAAAAAACTTGAAACAAAGTATAAGATTACTAAAGATGTAGTCTCTAAAGCATACCCTGATATTCAATGGGGTAATCGTTCCTGATAGGAGTTTATTATGAATAAAGAAGTTACAGAGGTGTCCACAGAGACATCTGTGGAGAAGAAACCTATGTATTCTTGGACCCAATCAGAAAAAGATAACTCCAAAAAACTTTATGGAGTTGAAATTATGATTGAGAATGGCACACTGGAGCAAGTCAAGACAAAAGACTGCCCCAATGATGCCAGGATTGTTACCTATGAAGTTGATGGTGAAATCAGATATGATTTGACTCGCAGTCAGAAAGCAGTCAATATTTTTGATATGTATTATGACAAGTTTGGTAAAGGTGTAAAAGACATTCAGTATGGTGAAGGAAGACATAACCCTAAACTTTGGGGTATTCAGGCACCAAAGGCAAAGAAAAAGAAATAAAAATTAAAACTGTATCGTAAATTACAAAAGAACTTGACTACATAGTGCATAGGAGTTATAATACTCTAGTACGTTCATCTCATGCTCAGTATCTTACTGGCATTGACCCTTGCCCATCATGATGACGGCAACCCCTACGGGTGGCATATGTCTTGTGAAAGGTTCTTACAGAGAAGAATTGAAATCCTTATGGATGACAATTTGGATCGTCGGTCTAAATATAATCTACTAGGTTATCTTAGGTCTAAAGTAGAAGGTCAATGTGAACAGATGTTAGTATGAGACGCAAGTAAGTCGCGGAACGGAGCGTTCATCCCATGGTGGAATTATTACTATCAACCACAATGTCATGTGCGGATGCTGATGTTATAATGCTACGCATTAAAAATCATGAGCATCTAAATGAACAGTGGAAGGTAGAACTGGTCGAGACCATTAAGGACTATGTACCAGAATGTGATTTCTACTGGGACGCAAACGACTGAAGGAACGGGACTAAACACCCCTAGTATTTCAGTACAGAAAAATGAACACACTTACTCTGATCAAGAAGCAGATCCAAAAGGCTGCTGCACTTCACGACGCTCAGATCTCTCACACTGCATATCGTGGTGTTGAGTATGATACTCGTTGTTTTGAAGCAAAAGATACCCACGGTGTCTTCTGCTATCGCGGTACATCATACGCCAAGTGATAGCCATGGAAGCATTACAAGTAGCGGGATTCGGTTCCCTTTTTTGTGTTGCATTCATTCTTGTGTTGTATGGCGAAATTCTCCTTCTTAGCAAAGTTTGAGGGGGAGAAATGCGGATCAAACTGGAAGTTGACTATGGTCTTCCAGAGTATGATCCAACTATCCACAATCCAGATAAGACATTCGCTTATTTGACATATCGTGGTGTAAGTTATGCTAAATGGGTTTGGCTCAAATCCAGAGGCATACCCAGTTGGAAACTAGTGAAGTAGAGAGGGTTAAGAACCCTCTCTTTTTTTGTACTTAAGTAAATAATTTACAAATGTATTGAAAGATACATTAAGTACACTATATACTATAGAATTACCAGGAGGTGTGACATGTACCCTTGCGCTTCTACATCATGTGTGAACTGCATTGGAGGTAATCATGCACAATATTATTTCCCGCAATCAATTAGATCAATGGATGCATCTCGGGGCTATTGAGGATAGATTAGATAGTGCGAATGATGATTTAGATAGAGTTAACGATTATTATGAATGTCTAATTGAATGCGGAGACGATCAAGCTACTTGTAAAAGAATATGTAAAGAAATTCTTATGGATTAGTATTGTTACTGGAGGGGCCTTAAGCCCCTCTTTTTTTGTGTAAATACATATGGGATTGCTGATTCATATGTGTATAGAGAACCGCATTTGCAGCGTAAGTCCGATCAGTGTGCTGCACTATGGCATGAGTGGTATGAGTGGAGATTTAATCGTTCTGAGGACCCTCTGGCACCGTCTGTGGCCAAGGAGTTGAGGTCTAAGTGGTGTCAGTGTGCGGATGAACTTGGAGAGATGATTCAGGAGACTCTGAGGACTGATCCTCGTTATGAACGTTGGAAGGAAATGATGAATCTTGACAAGAAACCAGATCCTAGATATAATAACTCTGCCAGGGTTCAAGAGGATGAACAAAGCTAAACTTAAAGTTCTTTTGGCTGCACTCAAAGAAGTGGTCGAAGAATTGGAATCAGAAGTTTATTCCGATAAGGAAGCCTATATGGAGAAAGATCCTTATGGTTCCAGTGCATTAATCAATGATTATGATGAGGTCTTTAGCGATGACGATGGATACCCAGACTGACTGGCGTTACAGTGATGAGAAGATGAAATTGAGACAACAAGCTCTTTTGATTCTCTTAAAGAAATTCGGTGGTTCGTTAAATAGTAGTAACACAAGTAAAGAACCCAATCAAGCCATCTATGAATGTGCTCATGATTGGGTGTCACAAGGTAACATGAATTGTAATGGGATTGTGAGTTACTATTCCGCATACTACTCCCATGGAAGACAAAAAAGCCTGCAAGAAGATTCTTAAACGTGCCAAGAAACACCCCAACTGGTACACGCCAGAAGAGGTGCAATATGTTAAAATGATCAAGAAGAAACTGAAAGAGAATGAACGTAAAACTGATCAGTGTAACTCCTGACGCTGAAAAAACTATGGGTTATGTTGCTCGTGTGAGCAATCCTAATAACCAAGAAAATCCAAAGGTCTCAGGACTCCTTGGATATTGCATCAAACATGAACACTGGTCAGTCTTTGAACAGAGTTTCATGACTCTGGAAATCGAGACAACTCGAGCTATTGCGGCCCAAATTTTGCGTCATCGCTCGTTTACATTTCAAGAGTTTTCCCAACGGTATGCCGACAGTTCTATGTTGGCAGATCAAGTTCCTATGTTTGATCTCCGTCGTCAGGATACTAAGAATCGTCAGAACTCTATTGATGATATTGATCCGTTCACTAAACAAGAATTTGAAATCAAGATTCGTCGTCACTTTGATGAAGCCATGGTCTTGTATCAGTCCATGCTTGATATGAACATTGCAAAAGAGTGTGCTCGTTTTGTGTTGCCTTTGGCCACGCCAACTCGCATTTATATGAGTGGCTCTTGCCGTTCTTGGATTCATTACATTAATCTGCGTTCTGCTCATGGAACTCAGAAAGAACACATGGACATTGCAAATGCATGTAAGAAAGTGTTTACCGAACAATTTCCTATTGTTTCTGAGGCCCTCGATTGGGTCTGAGTTATGAGACACATTCTGTTTACCTTAAAGGAATGTCCACATGCACTGTTGGATGATGAAGCACACATTCGTGAGTCTTTGATTGCTGCTGCAATACTTGCAGAGAGCACACTATTAGACTTGTCATCACACAAGTTTGATCCACAAGGAGTCACTGCTGTTGCCTTGCTTGCTGAATCACACATTAGTATACACACATGGCCTGAAAAAGGTATGGCAGTTTGCGATGTATTTACTTGTGGGGATCATACTAAACCAGAATCTGCTGCAAAGTATCTTTATCAAGTCATGGGTGCCAAAGATTCAGTCTCTGAAACCTTCATCAGACCATTACACTAAATAAATTCACCCCCTGATACCATCGTTATGCCTACATATCCTGTCATCAATAAAGATACTGGTGAACAAAAAGAAGTGGTGATGAGTTTCACCAAATGGGATCAGTGGTTGGAGGATAATCCTGGGTGGGTCAGAGATTGGTCTGATCCATCTACTGCTCCTATGGCTACTGAGATAGGGGATTGGAGAAACAAACTCATTTCCAAAAAACCAGGTTGGAATGAGGTATTAGAAAAAGCTTCTAAAGCACCTGGGTCAAGAGTAAAAAAACTTTAAGTCTATGCCTGCTAGAAAAAGAAAATCTCAGGATCCAATTGGGATCGGCATGACAGCTAAACAAATGAAAAGGAAGAAACCAATTAACACAGACTTCCTAGTTGACATTGAACCGCTTACACCAAACCAAGAGAAATTCTTTGAAGCGTATCAAAAAGGACAACATATATTTTCATACGGTTGTGCTGGAACAGGTAAGACATTTATTGCACTTTACAATGCATTAAAGGATGTACTCAATGAGTACACTCCATACAAGAAGATCTACATTGTTAGATCTCTCGTGGCCACCAGAGAGATTGGTTTCCTTCCTGGAGATCATGAAGACAAGTCTGCTCTCTATCAGATCCCATATAAGAACATGGTTAAATACATGTTTGAGATGCCTTCTGATGCAGACTTTGATATGCTCTGGGGTAACTTGAAAGCTCAAGAAACTGTATCCTTCTGGTCTACATCTTTTATTCGTGGAACGACTTTCGATGATTGTATTCTTCTCATCGATGAAAGTCAGAACTTGAATTTCCATGAATTAGATAGTATCATTACTCGTGTAGGTGATAATTGTAAGATCATGTTCTGTGGTGACGCAGTTCAAACTGATCTTCAAAAAACCTACGAAAAGAATGGTATTCTTGATTTCATGAGAATCATTGAACAGATGGAAAAATCTTTTGCAATGGTAGAGTTTGGTGTCGATGACATCGTTCGTTCTGGACTCGTCAAGGAATACATCATGAAGAAAACGGCCTTAGGACTCTAATGAATCGAACTTTTGTTAACCATCTGGGTGACATTGAACTAAAGAAAAAAGAAACTCCAGGCTGTCGTCTCTACGAATTGCCAAATGGTGACTGGGTGCCTTCAATCACTTCAGTCACCTCTTTCTATAACCGTGAAAAATTTATCAAGTGGAGACAGAAAGTTGGCGAAGAGAAGGCGAATCAAATCACTAGAAAAGCTACGCGCCGCGGCACGGACTTCCACGAAGTGGCCCAGGATTACCTTGAAGGAAAGTCCCTTGACTGGGAAAGTTATCTTCCTACGTCGAAGTTCATGTTCCACGCCTGCAAACCAATCTTGGATCGTATTGATAATATCCATGCTATTGAAAGGACTCTTTATAGTTCCTATCTTGGCGTTGCTGGGCGTGTTGATTGTATTGCGGAGTACGACGGGGAGCTTGCTGTCATTGATTTCAAGACTTCAGAATACATTAAACCAGAGGAATGGTTAGAGAACTATTTTGTTCAGGAGACCTTCTATGCATGTGCATATTATGAAATGACTGGCATTCCAGTCAAAAAATTGATTACAATTATGCAGTGTCCTAATGGTGAGAATTTTGTATTTGACAAACGTAATAAAGACGAGTATATTAAGCTACTAGTTAAGTACATTAAGAAATTTGTTACTAATAGACCTCCAAATGCCTAATAAAGAAGTTGACAAGGCTCTCAAAGACAAGTTTCTTTGTCAAACAAAATTCACCAAAGACATTGAGAACTTGGTCAAGACTGACCCTGACTTCAATTATATTGATGCAATTGTTTTTTATTGCGAAGAGAATAAGATTGAGTTAGAATCTGTTCCTAAGTTGATCTCTAAACCTCTTAAAGAGAAACTCAAGGCCGAAGCTGTTGAACTCAACTTTTTGAAACGTACATCCCGTGCTCGTTTGCCCCTGTGAAAGTGACTCCCTTTGAAGTCTATACCACCTATCTTGGAATGAAAAATCATTTCACCAAAGATAAGTATGACTTTGTAAAGTATGGTGGAAAGACCCGTGCATCTGTCGCCTCGTTCAACAAACGTCGCGACAGATATTTTTTTGAAAGAATGTCCCGTAAGAAGGACGATCATGAGATTGTAAATTATTTCATTGCAAACTTTACGTCTCATGATGATCCTGGTAAAGTATGGATTGGAGAGATTATTGAAAATGGAGAAACCAACTTCAAAGACTGGCAACGTAGAAACCAATCGTTGTCCTACATTTTCGGAAATGAAGTTGAATCAATCTTTACAAGAGATAATTTCGACAGTTACTTCCATACTCAGGGCCAACACCCGAAAATCTTGAAGTCTTTCTTGAGAAAGGACATTAGTCTAGAGACTCTTGTCATCCTTGATAAGATTCTTGGGTTCCGTACTAACTTTGATAAGAAACTTGATGACCCTATTTGGAGTACGGTTTCCCTCAAAATGAAAAAGTATGCATCCTTTCTAAATATCGATGTGTTCAAGTTTAAACGAATCCTAAAGGAGAAACTACTATGAGTTTTCTTGACAGTGAATATGTTCGTGCTTCTCTTGTAGAGATTAATGAAATTCAAGAAGACGTTTACGGTGACATCATGAAGTTTCCATCCATGACGGATCGGGAAAAGTATGAACACATTTCTAAACTAGAAACACTTCTGGAAAAACAAAAGATTATGTACACTCGGGTTCAACTGAGTGATGATCCCGAAGCGATTCAGATCAAAGAGAACATTGTTAATGCAGCCAAAATGCTGGGTGTCCCAGGAGAGGTGGATCCTGGAACTCTTTTTGATACAATGTATCAGACCATCAGTGGTCTGAAAAAAATGTTGGGACAGACTCTTGACGATTGAGTCGAGACCTGTTACCATATTAAAGTCCACCACAAAGACCAAATCTAACTAATCCGAGGTAATCCGAATGTCTTTTGCCGATCTCAAAAAACAGTCCAAACTGGGTTCTCTGACCTCCAAACTGGTCAAAGAAGTTGAGAAGATGAATACCCCATCAGGTGGTGATGACCGCCTGTGGAAGCCCGAGATGGACAAGTCCGGCAATGGTTACGCCGTTGTGCGTTTCCTTCCTGCACCCAATGGTGAAGATCTCCCATGGGTGAAACTGTACAAACACGCCTTCCAAGGTCCTGGCGGTTGGTACATCGAGAACTCTCTGACCACTCTGGGTCAGAAGGATCCCGTGTCTGAGTACAACACTACTCTTTGGAACAACGGAACTGATGCGGGTAAAGAAGAGGCCCGCAAACAGAAACGTAAACTGGAATACTATTCCAACATCTATGTTGTGAAGGATCCCGCAAATCCTCAAAACGAGGGTCGTGTGATGCTCTACAAGTATGGTAAGAAGATCTTCGACAAGATCATGGCTGCAATGCAACCTGAGTTTGAAGACGAAGAACCTATCAACCCCTTCGACTTCTGGCAGGGTGCAGACTTCAAGATCAAGATCAAGAAGGTTGCAGGTTATTGGAACTATGATTCCTCTGAGTTTGCACGTCAGGCTCCTCTCCTGGATGGTGATGACGATGCACTTGAAGCTCTTTGGAAACAGGAACACTCCCTTGCAGAACTGGTTGCTGCAGATAAGTTCAAGGACTACGATGCTCTGAAGAAGCGTCTTGACTATGTTCTGGGTATCCGTGGCGTTCCCAAGATGCAAGATCAGGAGACCGTTGAAGAGGAACAGGCCTTTGAACGCGAACGTCGTGGTGAAGGTCTTGAGAGTATGAGTGAAGGTCGTGGTAGTTTCAACTCCCCTGACATCATGCCTACTGCATCTCGTGATGAAGATGAGGATGATGCACTGTCTTACTTCCAGAAACTTGCTGAGGAGTGATTATGAAGACTCTTTCTCTTGAAGACTATCAAAATGCTGGTGAGAAGTTTTGGCCTAAGTATTGGTACGTTGCCAAAGAACTGGGTGAAGACGCTAAGCCAGAACAAGTTCTGAAAGTTATGGAAGCGATTGGTAACGTTGCATTGAAAACGAAACTGGAGGACACACTTGCACCCTTCGGTTTCAATAAAAAATCGGAGGAGTCAGAATGAACCTGTTTGCCCAAGCCCAACTTGACCTTGTAGATGCATGGAACATGAGTTGGGAAGAGGGCATCCAATTTATTATTGTATTGGTTGCTCTATATTATGTAAAGAAAAGAATGGACCTCTACTTTACAAAGAAGACCGCGAGGACCACTATCTACAAGGTAAAACTTGTTGGTGATCAGGAAGCCACCAAAAACGCTTAAGGCTTCCAAAAAAAGCGGAAAAAAAATCCCTGGCCATTTTGGTGGCCAGGGATTTTTCTATTTTCCAGTGATTCTGACTGGTTCTGTCTGTTTGAGTGTTTTGGTGATATAGTTGGAATTTGGTGTATATCGCATAATTTCTCTCATATCCTTAATTACGGTACTTAATAGATCTGCGCGAATAAGTTCAATATTCCGTTTTGCATCATTCAGTCGTAATTCGTGTTCAAATACACTTACTGATCGAACGGGAGCAACTGACTCTACAAATCCACCTTTCGTGTATGTGACCGTAAAGTTTTCATCAACGGTTTTCCCTGGTGGAACAATCAGATTATTATTAAAATCTCTCCATTCGATGGTTTCGTAGTGATGAATAGAAACTAATTGTTCTTGAGTGTATTTGTCATTTAATACAATATTCAGATCGTATTCTGACACTGGCCATTCAGATCTAACATCTATGATGTTATTTGACAACAGAACCACCCAATCAAACGTTGATGATCCGTAGTATTTTTCTGCAACTTGATCTGGTCTGTCAGATCCTTCAATTTTGTACTTTTGAAAGACTGTGCTGGTAGCACTAAAGTCCTCTCTCAGTTTCGCACGACGAAATAGATTCTTTACTTCTACGAAGGTCGTACTATTAGACCTTTCGTTCAATAAAGAACTGTATCTTAAATTTGGTAGATAAGAAAAATAGTTAGCCATTAGAACCCTACGTCGTCAGGTGCGTCAAATTCTGAATAATTATCTTCATAAATTGGAACAAGTTCACTGAAGTTCATCGTCAAAATTGTGGTCACTGGTTGTGAGTCTGGACCATATGCAGCCCATCTACCAGAACCACCAGTGTAATCAACACTTAAGTTTGTCAATGCACATGTCTTAAACTTATTTAATCCCTTTATTTCACTTCTAGTCTTTGATCCTCTTCTGTATTGAAGTCTAAAGACATTTGGAGTACCTAAAAGAAGATTGGCACCAGTTGATCCATATGCTTCTGCGTTTCTTTTCACAGCCATCCGTTGTTTCAAAACACGAATGATTTGTCTTACCATTATGGATTCGGATTGACTTCTCGGAGTAAATCTTACAGTAAAACTAAATGTTCTCAAACCTGGTCCATTGAATAATAATTCAAGATTTGGATTTTCAAAAGCACCAGTTGTTCTTGAAACAACTGCTCCAACGTCAACATTTACACCAACCGCAGCTGCCGCTGCAGCTGCACCTTTGAGTAAAAATCTTCTCTGTACATAACCAGACCC